CGGTGTTGCGGCAGACTGTAAATCTGTTCCCAAGTGGTAAACAATAGAGGTTCGATTCCTCTCTTCCCCATTGGCGATGTTGCCAGTACACCCCTAGTGCGTTTATTAGAGAAATGCAGGTGCTAATCAATATACCGGTTAAACTTAGTACAGGGAACTGGATTGAGCCGCTTGCGGCTGACTAAAAAATCCTTGGGTGGTGATAACCAAGTAAAAAACCACCGCTTGCCGATATGGGATAAAGGTATTCCAGCAGCTTGCTAAGCTATCCAACAGAAATGTTGTTCGTGTTCGATTCACGATATCGGCGTTTTGAAAGCACTTCTTAGGTCTGCGTGCGTAATGTTGTTTGCAGACTTATCCTAGGTTAAGAGGTGTGAGTAAGTTGATGTGTGGCGGAATGGGTAAACGCTAATAGCAGATAGAATGAGCTAGTGGTTCGAATCTACCATAGCATAACCACAGGGGAATACCTGATTGCTAGGGGCTTGAAAGGACAGGAGTGCTTGTTTATGTGTGGTTCAAATCCACACCACATCAAGTAGTCGGGTAGCTCCCGAATAAGCAGGCGTTGCAGTAATCCCTGCTGAATAATTAAAATGCTTGTGTTGGTTGATTTGCGAACAGGATGGCAGATAGCGTAATGAAGTGCCATAAATACTTTCCAACACAAGAAACTGCACAACGGATAGTAGTTCAGATGGGAGTAACGCTTGATTTATTCAAGTAGTCACAGGTTCAAGCCCTGTCTATCCGATTACAACAAACTAGCTTGACGAAGCGAAAAGCAGACCTGTGAACTGCCTGTTTGTTGTTTTTGTTATTCACAGATTAAGCACAAGTGGAGTGCTGTTATCTTTCACAGGAGGTAATTTATGAATTTTAAAGAATTATTCATTGACAAATCAAAAACACTTATTGTAAATACTGATTTAGCACTTGTTTTAGGAGATTTAAACGAAGCAATAGTGCTTAATCAGTTAAATTACTGGATAGAAATTAATAAAAAAGCTGAAAAGAACCTTGTTGATGGTAAATATTGGGTTTACAACTCATACAGCGATTGGAGAATTAATAATTTTCCATATTGGAGTGAAAAAACGATACAGAGAACATTCACAAGGCTTGAAAGTAAAGGAATTGTTATATCAGCTAATTACAATAAATTAGCTATTGATAAAACAAAGTGGTACACAATAAATACTAAGAAACTACAGGAACTTGTGGATAAATTTAATTCCAATGAGGACAGAATGACAAATCGACAAGACAATATGACAGACCGACAGGACAGAATGACCTGTCGAGAAGGACAAAACGACAGACCATTACCAGAGATTACTACAGAGAATATAAACAGAGATTATAATCCAGAAATTACTAATAAGGACAATACATCAATTAACATTGATGGAGAGGTACATACATCGTTTTCAGAGAAACCGACGGCAAGAGCAGTCGCAAGAGATGAAATGTTGCTTAAAGAAAAAGATATGGTTGATAGGTTTAATAACATCTGTGACGACGATATAGATAATTCAGCTATATGCGATTGTGTTAAAGATGGATTTAAGATGTATATGCAGTTATATGAAATCTATTTCCATAAAGTACACCCAATACTTACAGATAAGACATTAAAGAATGTATGTTTTGTCCTATCAACTATCACAGATACGGAACACGGACATTTCGACGCTGACACTATATACGAAACAGACGATAACGGATTTACAGTTTTACAGAGAATGATTAACGACCATTTTATCAGAGAACATAGAAAAAGCACAAACTACTCAATAACACATTTTGCCAACGCTGAATATCTTGGCAAGCTGGCAAATAGATTTATAGAAATGTAAAGGAGTGATTATTATGGCTATGGGTGTACATCCACTAAACAAAGATAAGTTTTATGAAGCAATTAACCTGTACATATCGGGACAGGCTTCGCAAGTAAAGGCGGCAAAAGTAGCAGGTTGTAGCGTACCGACATTTAAGAAATACGCTAACAAGATTTATGGCGGCGAGGAATTACCAGATAATTTATGGGGGAAGAAGTGATATGTGTGAATTTTGCGAAAATCCTACAAAATGGAATATTGATGATTATAGCTTAGTTCCGAACAGAAACTTATCAGATGGGATTATGCAAGCGGAAGATAACACGTATCAGATTGGTGTGTTTAACAGTTATTTTGATTTTTGGGAAGTTATGGATATCAATTATTGCCCTATCTGCAGTAGAAAGTTGGTGGAAGAATGAAACATCAAAAAGAATGGCACACTTGCGACAGGTGCGGAAAAGAGATAAAGATAAAACAAAGAAACGAGATAAAATTCACTTGGATTACACGATATTCAAGTTTAGAACCAACATTTGAAGATGGTGATATAGGGGCAGAAGTTGAAAATATTCATACATTTAGATTACATAGCCACAAGTATGATTTATGCTTTAAGTGCAGGAGAGATTTTGAGAGGTTTATGAGGAATGAAAACATTGATTGTAGATGATTTAGACATTCCACCAAGCACTATTGCAAGTGCTATTGTCAATAGAGTCCCACTTAATGAAGATAAAAACTGCCACATTGAACATTGGAGTACCAGATGGAGAATTGAAAAGGATGGAAAACGTACTTGTCTGGAAGTTAAGAAATTAAAATAAACAATTACCGACTACAGATTGATTGTAGCCGCTGACCTTAGAGAGTTAAAGGCTGATAAAACATAGAAAAGGAGATGGAACTTATGAAACAGTTATTTGTAAGCGTGCCGATGAAAGGCAGAACAGAGGAAGAAATCAAAGCTAGTATTCAGAAGATGAAAAAAATTGCTGAAATATACGAGGGCGAAGAATTAGAGCTTATCGACAGCTACATTGAGGATAACCCACCTAAAGACAGCAAAGAAGCTGTATGGTATTTAGGTGAAAGCCTTAAGAAGCTGGCACAGGCTGATGTGTTCATAGGAATTGCGGAGAACTATGATTGGAGTGGCTGCTGCATTGAAAGGGAAACAGCAGAAAGATATGGCATTAAAGTATATATGATTCCAGCAAGATATGTAATTGATGATTATAATGCACTTGTGCAGAAATTACATCCGGCTGTCCGTGGCGTATTATTCTAACAAAATTTTACCGGCTAACAAATAGAGTTAGTTGCTACCCTAAAACAGTTATAGGCAGAGGTCTATAAGCACCTTTGCTGAAAAGTGGAGGTGCTTTTCTTGAATTCCGAATTAAATCAACTGATAGATGATTGCGAAAAATACATATCCCAAAATGGAATAGATGAAAATATTATAGAAACCTACTACAACGTGTGCCAGCTTGCCAAGAATGAGGGTGAAATTGACACAATGTTAAAATGTACGGCTAGGACAAAAGAACTCATAGAAAAGGCTTGTATGCGTGATATAGGGCTATCTATGTGGGAGATAGAGAAGTTTGTCTTTAACAATAAAAGTTCCTTTGATTCGCTTGATAAATACTATGATGTATTACTGCTTGAAGCCCAAAGCAAAATAGTAGATAGTGCATTTATGTATCTTGAAAAGAAAAGAGAACCTAAAGAGCGCTTCTATATGCCACGCCGCAAACAATTCTTAAGAATGGGGCTAATAGAAGCTTTGCAGGGTATGATTGATGATAAATACGATATATTGTGCGTATCATTGATACCAGGAGCAGGAAAGACGACTATTGAAAAAATGTTTAATGCTTTAGTAGCTGGCTGGTTTCCTAATGATTTTTGCCTTTTTTACTCCCATTCCGGCGACATTACACGAATGTACTATGATGGCGTATACGATATTGTCACAAATGCTGATGAATATGCGTGGAACGAAATCTTCCCCAATCTTACAGTTACAAGCACTAACGCAAAGTTAGAACAGTTCAACATAGGTAAATATAAGCCATTTCCAAGCGTACAATGTACATCTGTCGGAAGTAAAAATGCTGGTAAAGTTCGTGCAAGTAAATTTTTGCTTGTAGATGATATGATAGGCGGTATTGAAGAAGCACTTAATCCTATGGTACTTGATAAGCTGTGGGATAAATATGCGGTAGATGCTAGACAAAGAAAAATCCAAGATACAGACGGACACAATTGCAAAGAGATACATATTGCTACACGTTGGAGCGTACATGATGTTATCGGAAGAATACAGAATATGTACGCAGGAAACAAAAGAGTTAAGACTATTGCCGTACCAGATGTAGACCCAGTAACAGGCGAGAGTAATTTTGATTATGAGTATAGCGGATTTACGAAAGAGTTTTTTGCTGACCAACAGCTTTTAATGGATGAAATCTCTTACAGGTGTTTATACAAACAAGAGCCTATCGAACGTGAGGGGTTATTATTCCCAGATGATAAAATCCGCAGATACCTTAATCTGCCACACGGAGAACCAGAAATTATTACAGCACAATGCGATACTAAGGGCAAAGGTACGGATTACTTTGTACTACCGGTATTGCAGAAATACGGAGAAGATTATTACTGCATTGATTGCGTATGTGATAACACAGCAGATTACGAAGAACAATACAGAAATGCCGCAGGAGTGCTTGTAAATAATAAAGTGCAAGAATGTGAATTTGAGCGTAATGCTGGCGGTGACAGAGTTGCAATGGAAGTTAATAAGAGAGTTGAGAGTGTAGGCTGGATATGTAACATCACTGACACCCCAACGGAAACAAATAAGGAAGCAAGGATTTTTCAGTGTTCTAACTGGATATTGCAACACATTATTTTTAAAGACTCATCACTTTATAAGCCTAATGAGCCATATGGAGTAATGATGTCACTGTTAAAGCAATATTCAGTATCTGGCAAGAAACAGTTAGATGATGTTCCAGATGTTTTCTCAAACTTTGCACTAAGAATGACACAAGGTAATAGAACAGCTAAAGTTGAAGCTGCTATAAATCCATTTAGGAGGTATTAATCTACTATGACAACTAAGGATTATCTGAATCAAATAAGTTATTACAACAAGATAATTGACAATAAATTGATAGAAATAACACAGTATAAAGAATTATCATACAGCATATCAGCAGTTGTTAACGAAGAAAGAGTTATGTCATCATCAGATCCGGACAAAACAGGATGCGGATATGTCAGACTTGAACAAATGGAAGAAAGCCTTGACAAGCTTATAGATAAATACATTGATGTAAAGAACAAAATAATAGAGCAGATAGAGCAGATAAACAATGAGGACTATTACACAGTATTGTTTTTAAGATATGTCAGAAAATTCACGTTTGAAAAAATTGCAAATGAAACAGACTGGTGCTGGCGACAGGTACACAGAATACACGCTAAAGCACTACAAGCTTTTGAAGATAAATATGGAAGTGAATATTTGTAAAAGATGTCATAGAATGTCACATTGCCAACGTGATATAGTATAGCTGTAAGAAATTACAGAGCTGTTTTTCATAAAATATTACAATCCTTTATCAAAAAGCACCGTTACTTAATTGTAGCGGTGTTTTTTGTTATGCAATGAGGTGGAAATATGAATTTTTATATGAATAAAGATAAATCAATTATGTGTCCGAACTGCCATAAGTTTTTAACCAAGGCAGACAGCAAAGACCCACGAACACATAAATTAGCGTGCAAGCATTGCCACAAATGGGTATGGTATGTGCCTAACGATGATGATAATTTTCAAATTAAAGAAATACCGGACAGCAGAAGTTCAAGCGGTATGACATTTTATTAGGAGCAAGATATGAACACAATGTATTTTCAAGACCTTGTTAGAGGCTGTTATGGTAGAAAAATTGCATACACGAATGTAGATACAATAACTGCTAACAATGTTGTTAAGGTTATTGGAAGTACTATAGGTGTATTTAATTGGAATAAGCCAGTTATCAAGTATCTGTGGCATTACTACAAGGGCGACCAACCAATACTGTACAGGCATAAGCTAACCAATGAAGATATTACAAACAAGATTGTTGAGAATCACGCATATGAAATTGTTCAGTTTAAGGTAGGACAAACATATGGCGAGCCAATCCAGTTTATTAGCCGCAAAGATGATGAAGCTATCAATAAGGCAGTTGATATACTCAATGATTTTATGGCGGATGCCAATAAGCAGGAGAAAGACATTAAAGCTGGGGAGTGGCAGTCGGCAACAGGTACATCATTCAAAGCGGTTCAGCCTAAAAATGGAGATGTACCATTTAGAATTGTGGCACCTACGCCAATGAATACTTATATTGTTTACAATGAAAGTACAGAAGAACCTATGCTTGTTGTACAGGAACTTAAAGACGAGGACGGAAACTGGTATAAAATGGCTTTTTCCGACACTATGTCTTTTAGAATTGTTGACAGCAAAGTAGTTGAAAGAAAACTACATACATATGGCGAAATTCCTATTGTTGAGTTCCCTAATAACCACGAAAGAATATCTGATATTGAGCTTGTCATAGGTATGTTGGACGCTATTAATAATATGCAGTCTAACAGAATGGATAGTATACAGCAGTTTGTTGAGTATTGGGTTAAGTTTGTTAATTGCGAAGTTGACACAGAAACATTTGAAAAAATGAAAATGAACCACGCCCTTACGGTTAAATCTATCAATAAAGACAACAAGTCAGACGTTGAGATTATGACACAGGAGCTTAATCAGACACAATGTCAAGTTGCCAAGGAAGATTTATGGGATAACACATTATCAATATTGGCAATTCCTAACAAACAAGGTAATACCGGCGGAGATACACAGGGGGCAGTTGAATTAAGAAATGGTTGGGACTTTTCTAAAACAAGAGCAAAGCTGAAAGACCCTATTGTTAAATCGTGCGAAAAGCGATTAGCTGTGGCAGTTCTTAATATTCTAAGACTTGCCGGAAAAGATTTAAAGCTGTCAGTTAGAGACTTTGATGTGCAGATAAATCACAGTCCACAGGATAATATGTACACTAAAGCACAGACACTTACAGTGTTGCTTCAAAGTGGCATACATCCACTTATAGCAATTAAGACAGTTGGTTTATGGGGAGATGCAGAAAAGACATTCCTGTTGTCAAAACCATATCTTGATAATATATACAAGACTATTGATGATGTGGAAGAACAAGAAAAGAAAGCACAAGAGATAGTTAATCAACTCAATAATAATCAGCAAAATAAGGCAGTTATCGAATAATCGGTAGCTGCTTTTATTTTATACATTTGCAGCTATGCGGTAAATAGCAGAAGACACAGCAGGAGCGACCTGCGGTAACAAAAGCGTGTGTTTAACGGAGGTAATTATGACAAGAGAAGATGTATTAAAACTTTTTCCAGAAGCAACAGATGAACAGATTACAAATCTTCTTAATCAGAACAATTCAGAAGTTGCAAAGGAAAAAAACAAGGTGAGCCAGTACAAGGCCAAGGCTGATACAGCAGACAGTTTACAGAAACAGCTTGATGAGATACAGGCTGGCAATCTGACGGAACTTGAAAAGGCAAATAAAGCCTTAGATACAGCTAATCAGCAGATAGCCGATTTACAGAAATCTAACGCTATCAGAGAACAGAGGGAAGCAGCTATGACTAATTTTAAGATTACTGCTGAACAGGCAAAGACAATTGTTAAAGACGATGGAAGCCTTGATTACACCGAACTTGGCAAGATTATGTCCGAGAAAGAAACAGCTGCGGCACAGGCTAAGGAACAGGAGATTGCTAAAAATCAAGATATTCCGGGCGGCGGCAGCAATAAAGGTGGTGCAGACAATAAGACAAACGCTGAAAAGATAGCAGAAAGCCTTATATCTAATGCGCCTAAGAACAATGACGTTTTATCACATTACATTCAGTAATAACAGGAGGTAAGAAATGGCAAAGGAAATGAATATGCAGTATGAAAAGACTTCATACGCAGGAGATGTTCAGATTTTAAAGAGAGAGCCTAACGAAGCAATCCCACTGACACTTGATTTTGATGGCGTAACAACTACAAACGCACAGGGCAAGAAGATTGTTAAAGCTGGTACTCCAATCGGAGCAAATGGCAAGGCTGACAATACAGCTACAGTAGTGGGTATCTTAAGGTTTGATGTAACAGAGGACAGACCGCAGGGAGTACTGCTTAAGAAAGCATATCTTAACACAAAAGTGGCAGAAGCACACTCAGGCGTTACATATGACGCAACAGTTAAGACAGCTCTTCCAATGATTGTATTTGAATAATAGCAGGAGGTAAACAGATGTTAATTAATGAAGTATTAGACAGTAAGTCTATTGCATTATCGGCAACAGAAAACGCTAGTAACCAGATACCTTATCTTGGTTTACAGTGGTTTCCAGAAAGAAAGAAACAGGGACTTGATTTAAGCTGGATTAAGACGCATAAAGGACTTCCAGTTTCGCTTGCACCATCTAACTTTGACACAATCCCAACACTTAGAGCTAGAGAGGGATTAAGCAAGGAAAAAACACAGATGGCATTTTTCCGTGAGGGAATGACAGTCGGCGAAGAGGAAATGCTTGAAATCGAGCGTATTCAGTCAGCAGACGACCCTTACCTTGCAAGTGCTTTATCAAGTGTATATGACGATACTAACAATCTTGTAAGCGGTGCAGAAGTTGTACCGGAGCGTATGAGAATGTCACTTCTTTCTACAAATGCAGGTCATCCGGTAATTGCTATTGTGAGTGACGGCGTTCAGTATGCTTATGATTACGACAAAGACGGCTCATACGCAAAAGACCATTACGCAAAACTTTCTGGCACAAGTATGTGGAGCGATACAACCAACTCAAAGCCACTTGCAGACCTTAACAATGCAAGAAAGAAGTTAAAAAAGCAGGGCAAGATTGCTAAATATGTGCTTATGAATAGCAATACATTCCAGTATTTGCTTGATAATGCACAGATAAGAAACTCAATCCTCGCACAGAACCTTACAGCAACTATCGAGGTTGATGATGATACCGTTATTTCAGTAGTGCAGAAGAGAACAAAGCTCACTATTGTACTTTACGATAAGATGTACATTGATGATGATGGTAAGGAGCAGTACTTCTACCCGGATAACAAGGTTACACTTCTTCCAGCTAGCAGTCTTGGTAGCACTTGGTTCGGCACTACACCAGAAGAAAGAACAGCAAGACAGTTACCTAATGTCGATGTTACAACATACGGTGTAGGTATTACGGTTGCTACGAAGACGGAGTACGGACCACCTATGAAGATGTCAACATTCGCTTCCGAAGTTGTACTTCCATCATATGAAAATATGGATAGCACATTCGTATATGAGGTTCATAGCGAAGAGTAGGGGGTGCAACTATGAAATATCCATATATAGTAATTCATAATGGTAAATGGTATAACGCAGGCGAAGAAGTTCCCGAAGAGGGGGCTTTTTTAGGCTATAGCAAGACAACCATTAATCGTATGTCTACATCTGATTTACAGGCTTTTGCCACAGAACAAGGTATAGACAATGCAGAAGAATTTACAGGAGCAGAGTTAAAGAAGCTGTTAATTGAGAAATTAGGGTTATAGGAGCTGAAATTATGGAATACACCACATTAGAGCAAGTAAAAATCAGACTTAAACAATTTCATATTGATACAGTCACAAATGATGATGATACAACATCTGATGTGGTAGTGTTCGATAACAAAGAAGATAATCCAATAATCGAACAACTCATTAAACAAGCTACAGAAGATGTAAAGGCAAGAAGAAATTACCCCGACAGCTACACAGATGAAATGATAATCGAGGACTTGAAGAAATTTGAGAGTGTTATTGTTAATCTGACTGTCTACGACCATTCACAGGCAGGCGAAGCATTTATGGCAAGCTACAATGAGAATGGTGTCAACAGAACTTGGAGAGATAGAGATAGTTTGTTTGTTGGAGTATTTCCATTTGCTAAAGTATTATAACGCCTATAGGGCATTACAGAATATTAAAGAAGATTGTGCGTTACCATTTTGCTGATGTTGGCAATATGGTAGCAGGCGGCACACATTAAGGGTGGTGGGCGGTGTGCCATTATTAATTATGAAAGGCGGTATATCAATGCCAATAGCAGTAATTATAAGCATTATTTCAGTTGCTTTTTCCGTCTTTTTCGGACTGTTTACGTTGGGATTTAATCTTAAGAACAACAAAAAGTCTGACAATGCAGAACTTACAGAGCGTGTAAAAGAAAATACACGCATAAATATGAAACTTGACACAATATCAAGCAATACAACAGAGATAAAGAATGAAGTTACAGAAATGAGAAAAGAACTTAATTCTCACGATAACAGGATTATTAAGGTTGAGGAAAGTGTAAAGTCGGCACACCACCGAATAGACGGATTGGAAGCACGACTTAATGAAGATAAGGAGGTATAGCAGAATGGATATAACATCGGTAACAACAGTTGTAGCAATCGTTGTAATAACATATCTGATAGGCTTAGGAGCTAAGGCAATTCCACACATTAAGGATAATTACATTCCTATAATTGTAGGCGTTGCAGGCGGTATATTAGGCGTTATAGGTATGTATGTAATACCTGACTTTCCGGCAAATGATATTCTTAATGCAATCGCAGTAGGAATTGTGTCCGGATTATCAAGCACAGGTGTTAATCAGATTTATAAGCAGGTAAAGAACAATGCTTGACATTAATAAGCAGGTTATGAAGTATTCACTTCAAGGACAGACAGTAATTATCTACGAAAGAGACGATGACGGCAATATCCTTTATGAGGGATATACCGACACAGAGGGTAACTTCATTCCTTATCTTGATGATGAGGGGAATAAGATACCCAAAGTTCTTGAAGAGAAAACAGGTTTTTCAGAGCCGGTCGATTTCAAAGCAAACATATCATTCAGCGGCGGAGAAGCACAGACCAAGGAATACGGCTTTGATACAGCCGATTTTGACGCGGTTTTACTAACAGACAAAGGAATGTACCCTTTGAAAAAAGGCGACCTTATCTGGCTTGATAGCAAGCCTACATACACATCTGATGGACTTGTTGATGAAACATCAGCAGACTTCACGATTGTAGGCATTAAGCCAGCATTATATTCAACTAAGTATATGCTTAAAGCAGTTGTGAAGTAGGTGCATCTATGGCAAGACATACAATTAATATATCATTGTCTGAAAAGTCCGTAAATGAAGCTATCAGGCAGCTACAACAGTATAAGAACTGGCTTATCAAAAAGACTTTACAGCTTGTCAAAGAGCTTGCAGAAGTTGGAATACCTGTTATAGATGAAAATATGGCAAAAGCAAGTTATACATATGATGAGAAAGGTGTTCGTAGCGGTTCAGATACAAGCCATCACAGCTATGTTGAGATAAAATCTGTTAGAGAATATGCCGAAGCAAAATTAATTGTAGAGGGCAAAGAACTTATGTTTATAGAGTTCGGAGCTGGTGTATTCTACAATGGAGCGGCTGGAAGTAGTCCACACGACAAAGGTGTTGTTAATGGTATGGTTATAGGCTCATACGGCGAACATCACGGCATACAAAAAGTGTGGGGTTACTATGACGATGACGGAACCTTAGTTCTTACACACGGCGTAGAAGCGCAAATGCCTGTTTATAAGGCTGATATGGAAATCATACAGAAATATGTTGAGGTAGCAAGGAGGGTGTTTAGTTAATGGCAAATGCAAACGATTGGGCGATAGACCTTGAAAATACAGTCACAGCACTTGTCAAGGCTAAAACCCTAACGCAACTAAAGAAAACATATCCAAAGATAGTCATAACCAATGAGGGGGAAAGCAGCGGTCAAGCAGTATTCCCAACAGTATACATTCATTTACTGCCAGCAGTTGAGCAAGGGCAAACACTTGACGGGCAGACGATTAACGCATTGTTAGCGACATTTCAAGTAGATGTTACCACTAACACAAGTAAGTCTGATTGTCGCAAGGTTATGGCAGTAATTACAGACACATTTAAGACAATGAGATTTCAGGGCAATGCAATGCCAGAGTTCTCAATCAGTAATAAAGTACATAAGAGTACCGCACGATTTAGGCGGTTAATCGGAGCAAATGACAGATTATTGTAACAAAGAGCAGAAATGCTCTTATTTTTTTGCAAATTTTTAGGAGGTAAGAAGATATGGCAGATACAGTAGCAGGATTAAGCGCACTGGGAATCACGTTTAGTTATGGTGTTGAAACTACAGCAGGTACTAAACCAACAGCGTTTAAACTTCTTCATAGAATCAATTCTATTGATGAGATTACAGTAACCCCAGAGGCTATAGATGCATCAGCACTTGAAGATTTACAGACAAGAAACATTGCAGGTAGAGATACAGTTACAGATACAGTTGCGGTAACAGTTAATAAGACGGAAGCTACAATCAAAGAGTGGAAAGACCTTATTACAGAATATAAGGCTTTAACTGATGGAAAGAGAATGTGGTTTCAAGAGATTACTCCGGGTATATCAGATGCGGAGTTCTTTGTTGCACAGCCGCCTTCAAAGTTGCCAATTACAGGCAAGGAGCAAAATTCACTTCTTACAATGGCTATCAACCTTATTATTGAGGATATGGTAGGAACAGATACAGCAGTAACCCCAACATCGGGGGAATGATAAGCCAATCGATTGAATCAAAGGCTGTGTCGATTGGTGGCACAAACGCCAAAACAGCCGACTATACATCATATCTTGATGATGTAACGGAATAATTATTTTAAAAGGTAGGTGCGGTGTAAAATCCGCACCTTTCCCTATGTGGTGATAGGGTGGGAAAGGGTAAAAATTATGATGAATATTAATGCGAACGGAAATGAATACAAAGTAGAGTTCTCTTTTGGTGCAGCAGAGTGCAAGGAAATAGTACAGAAAATGTTTTCTGTCGTTAATGGTTCTTATTTACTTGCACAGACAGATAAGAATGTTGCACAGGCTTCTTTTGATGGATTAGCAAATATGACAGCAGATGTGCCAGAAATTTGCATTTTAGCCATTTATGCAGGCTGTATTGACAATAACCCTGTAACTATGGACGAAGCAAAGAAACTCACTAGGGCATATATTACAGAGAAGAGAAAGACAGATAAGAGTTACGGATATAGAACATTGTTTGAAGAAATCAAGAAAGCGATGGAAGATGATGGTTTTTTCGAGCTGAGCGGAATAACAGCGATGTTAGAGGAAATGGCGAACAATGTGGAAGAAGCAGCACAGGAACAGAAGAAACCGACAGTAGTTCCACAAGACCACAAGAAAAAGCAGACTTCCACAAAATAATATGGGAAGAATACTTTGTCTTAGCCAGCTCACTAGGCGTTAGTTATTCAGACTTTCTAAAAATGACACCCAAAAAGCTATGGGCGGTTGTAGAGGGTAAAAAACTTGAAAGACAACGAATGGATTCAGATATATGGCTTGCGATAGGTAGTTACATACTCCCAGCAATCAAGATAGGTGTTAGAAGTGGTGCTTGGGGTAAAGGTGAGCTTGAATACCCAGACAAGCCTATTTATAGAGATATTAACAAAAAAGAGGACAGCAAAGATGAAATACAAAGAAAGAGAGAAGAGTTTGTTTTGAATATGAAAATACGAAAAGCAAACTGGGATCTAACACACCCTAAAAATGATAAGCCGGAGGTATAAGCGTGGAATTAGATTCATTAGAAGTCAAAATTACCGGTACTGCCACTAAAGCTATCAATTCTGTTGATAAACTGATAAATCAGCTTACAAGGCTGTCAACATCACTTGCAACTGTGAATGGTTCATCACTAAGCGGTCTTGCAAATGGTGTTAGCCAGTTAGGTTCTGCTATGCAGAATATGAACGCAGGAACAGCAGATTTTACAAGACTTGCTAAGAACATCACAAAAATAGGTTCTGTTGATTCGGTTGCACTAACTAACACAGCTACATCACTTCAAGCTGTCACAAAGGCAGTTGCAAGCATATCAGCTATTCCGCAAAATGCAACACAGGTCACAGAATTTGCAAAGTCACTTGGTAAGCTAGGCAGTAAGAGTATAGAAAATGCCGTTGTAAACATTCCAAAGCTAGGCAATGCTTTAAATGGCTTAATGACAACGCTATCAAGAGCACCAACAGTAAGTCAGAATGTTATTCAAATGACTAACGCATTGGCTAATCTTGCTAGTCAAGGTAGCAAGGTGAGTACTTCTTCAAACTCACTTCAAAAGTCGCTGTATGGCGTTTCTACGAGCGTCAGGACAGCGACTAAGAGCAGTTGGAACTTGGCAAGTGCAATAGGTAAGTTTTATGCCACCTATTTTATGGTAATTCGTGGCAGTAAGAAGCTTATAGAAGCCATCAAGTCAACAACAGATTACATTGAAGCGTTCAACTATCAAGCGGTTGCGTTTGGTAAGATTGGTTCAGAGTGGGATAAAGATTACGAAAAGTACGGATATGATAACGCAACAGCATATGCAGAAAGTTTTCAAAGCAGAGTAAATGATACTCTTGGAAAACTATCTGGTTTAAAAGTTAATGTTCAAGGTGGTTTGCTTGAAGAAAGCGGAGCAAAGAACTTAGGACTTAACATACAAGAGATAACGCAGTACGCTTCGCAGTTAGCTTCTGTCACTAACTCATTAGGACAGACAGGCGAAGCAACAACAGCAATAACAAAGTCAATGACAATGCTTGCAGGCGATATAAGCTCACTTTTTAACGTGGACTATTCAACAGTAGCACAGAACTTACAAAGCGGTTTAATCGGACAATCGAGGGCATTGTACAAGTATGGTATTGATATTACCAATGCTACATTAGCGACGTATGCTTACAACTTAGGCATTTCTAAGTCGGTGTCTGAAATGACACAGATGGAAAAACAACAGTTAAGAGTGTTAGCAATATTAGACCAATCAAAAGTATCTTGGGGCGACTTAGCTAATAGACGGAAGAAAGTTAATGATATAGCTTATCTTCCAAGTGTTGCATAAGAATAGAAATATCTTATGGCAATCGGGCAAAATCGGTAAAGGCTAAAGTTTTCAACTATGCTAATACCGAGATAACTCAATAGATTACGAACAGGCTATTGAGTATCGTAACGAGTAGGAATTGAATAAATATAATATTCCCAAGAGTGTCCGACACTACTGCATATAGGGCAGTATGAGGTGGAAGTGGCTACCACCAAACCAAACATAATGATGTGGGTGATAATGTACTCTGAACTTATAGGAAACTATAAGAAGTATAGGATAAAGAGCCTATACGATAACAAATTTGACAATCAACTCCCCAAGTAATATGTTACGCCAGTTCAGCAACAATATGAAAGAGGTAGGAATGGTAGCAGGACAGCTATTTATCCCAATTCTTTCAAAGGTTATGCCAGTAGTAAACGGAGTAACTATTGTAATCAAAAGATTATTAGTCAATCTTGCTTCTTTAATGGGTGTTAAGATTGACTTTGAGAGCTTCGGACAAAGTGGCTATAAAGACACATCAGATGGCTTAGAAGATATTTCAGACGGCTACAAAGATGTAGCTGATTCAGCTAAGAAAGCTACATTATCCCTTATGGGATTTGATGAAATTAATAAATTACAGGACGATACAAGCTCAAGCAAGGGCTCAAGCGGTGGTGGCGGTAGCACTATTGATTTGACAGATGATATTGCTAAGGCGGCGGCAGAATATGAAGCGGCGTGGAATAAAGCATTTGCCAATATGGAAAATTCGGCAGTTGCTTGGGCTGATAGGATTGATAAGGCACTTGAGCCTGTTAAAAAGATTTTCCAAGATTTTGCGATTGGCGACTTTAAAATGGCAGGCAAAGATACTTCTGAACTTGTCGCAGGGATATTTAATTGGTTTGCAGATGCAATAGATAGAGTACCTTGGTTTGTAATTGGCCAGAAAATGGGAGACTATCTTGCAGGCATTGAGTGGACTAAGGTATTTAAGGCGGCAGGAAGAGTAATCGTTCAAGGTTTAAAAGGTGCTATTGAATTGTATTTTGGTATGCTAACAAGTGCACCGATTGAAACAGCATTAATTTCTCTTATTGCTATACCTAAGCTTATGAAAGCTATAGGCGGTTCAAGCGTAGTTACAAGCATAACTAAAGGCTATAAAACACTTAACACTTTAAGCATTACCGCAGAAGATACAGCCAAGGCTATGATTGCGGCTAAGAATGGAAATACTGCGGCGGCATCCGCACTGACATTTCTACATCCTAAAATCGCAAAAGCAACTACAGCTTTTCGGGATTTTGGAAAAACTGTTAAGGATAAAGGATTATTTACTACACTTGACAGTGGAATAACAAGTGTTAGAAACAATATGACACTATTCCAAAAAGCATTACTTGGCGGTATTTCGGCTTTTGCGGAGTTTAAATTAATAAAAAGCGGCTTTGATGATATAAAGCAAGGAAGTGACAACCTTATAGCTTCAATAGCCAAAATAGCAGGCGGTGCGGCTATAGGTGCGGCAGGGTTATATACAGCTTTCGGACCGGCAGGGTTGGCTATGGCTGGAATAACAGCATTGGTGGCAGGAATAATGTCTATCAATAGTAATATGGATTTAACGTCAACAGCAGTTACAAAATATTGTGATGAATACGCAAATGTTCGTGATGAAGTCGATAAAACAACAAAAGAAATATCAAACTCTTTAGATGCTATTGAAAAAGGGTGGAAGAATACATCAACCTACGATGACATAGATGCTCTTAAGACAAAATATTTTGAATTGGCGGAGCAAACAAACTTAACCGCGGAACAGCAAGAATTACTTAAGGATATGGCACAGGAACTTGTTGAAAAAGTTCCAGAATTAAGCGGAGTTATAGATACACAAACAGGGTATTATACAGGACAAAAAGAAGAAATTGAAAAACTTATAGATAAAAAGAAAGAGGAATACAGGCTTGAAGCTTTAAGGGAAGATTATATTCAGCTTGTAAAAGATGAATATAAAGCTAAGAAAAATCTTAAAGAAATGGAAGATACCCTTGCAGATAGCAAACAAAGACTTAAAGATAAGCAAGATGAAATGACAAGGGCATTACAAGGTACGCAAGGTGTTGCAGAAGAATTAGATACCACTGGCGTTGGTGCGGCAGTTGACCTTGAATATCAAGTAAGAGAACTTGAAAAAGCTGTACAAGACAATGAAAATAAAGTTAATGAAGCTAAAGATAATTGGCAACGTGCTAGTGACGATATGGAGTTTTGCTGGGGTGAGTTAAAAGATACAGCAGTTGGAACATCAGAGGAGACGAAGCAGAAAGTATCAAATGCCTATGAAGAAGCTAAAAATGCGGTTATTGATAAAATTAACAGTATAGGCTCAAATACAGAAAATGTATTCTCACGAATGGGAAGTGTCGGTGCTAATGCAGGTTCGTCATTAACAAATAATTTTGCTAATAATATTAGTGATATACCATATAGAGCCAGAAGTGCATTTAATGCTATTATGGATAGAGTTAATGCAGGCGATATAGGCTATGATACCGGTACAGAACTTATGAACTCATTGGCAGATACCATTGATAATAATTCTTGGCGAATTCGCAGAGCTTTAAGTAACTCATTTGAAAGCAATTTTAGCGGTGAAATACTTGATAGTGAGGGAAATGTATCAAGAAGTGCATTTCAGATAAGAATACCTAGAGCATATGCGACAGGTGGTTTCCCAGAGGACGGACTTTTCTTTGCTAACCATAATGAAATGATTGGTAAATTCAGCAATGGCAAGACGGCAGTTGCAAACAACGACCAGATAACACAAGGTATTAAGCAAGCTGTTATTGAGGGTATGTCAGAAGTATTTGCTAATGCGAATATAGGACAACAAAACGGAAACATTGTTGTGCAGATTGACGGACAGGAAGTGTTTAGGACAACACAGAGATATGCCAATCAATACACCAATATGACAGGACAAGCGGCTTTTCCATATTAATTGACAAATAAATAATAAAAGAATATATTTAAAGTACTAAAGATAAGGGGGAATGTATATGTCAGTAAAAAAAGGCTTATATAAAATGCTGGAAGTATTAGGAATAAAGAAAAAACAGCAACCACAAGTTCAGCAACCGTTAAATTCTAACTTTAAAGGAGTGTACAGAGCAACAGAAAAAGGTCTAGTTGAAGTATATTGCCCAAGATGTAATAGTTGGGAATGTTCACACACGCAGATTACAACAACTATACCACAGAAAACTAAAACAAGATACACTATTAATTTGAATCCGTTTAGACCATTTACATTAGTCAATAGGAAAGAAAAAATTAAGCAAAAAGGCAGAACTTATTCACAGCATAGGTTTATATGCAAAAGATGTGGATTGATTTTTTGGTAATATATAATTTTAATTACATTAGATTTTTTAATAAAAGGAATGTATCAAGATGAATGAAAAAGATAACAAAAAGAAGCTACAGAAGATAGCGATTGCAGTATTGGCAGGAATAGTATTTGTTACAGCATTATTTATTATTAATAATATAACTGAAAGCGATAATAATATCGTAGCAAACACACAAACTAAAACACAATCAACAGAAGTTGCCACTAAAGATATGCTTGACGATGGTATGTCTTATCTTGATGAAGATAAGTACAAATATGTATGCGAGCAAATGGATTACAACCATATTATGTTTACGAATGAGGATTTAACTGACAAATATGTAAAAATAGATATAATGCTTACTAATCGCTATACGTTATCCTCAAAGGATATGGAAGATGAGAGTATAAGTAAAGTTGTTAATGCCTACAACTTGCAGGCAGGATTTTTTACAGGTGTCGTTAAGAACAAAAACGAATATGGCAAAGAAAAAATATACATATATTTTTCAAAAGATTTTAATTTAAAAAGTGGAAACTATAAGGTTGGAGATAAAATCACTGCATATGGCTTGATTGTTAATTGCAAAAACAATGGAGCTGGCAGTTATAACAGTATTAGCTTTATACCACGTTTTATAGAAAAATAATCCCCTTAATGGAGCGTATCTTTCGGTGCGTTCCATTTTTTATTGAAAAAGTGCTTGACTTTTTTGTGCGTACGGTTTATATTAAATGTGCGGACAGAAAAGAGGTGAGTATATGTCCAATAAAAAAGGTAGACCTAAACTCGACAATCCTAAAAATGAAAGAATATATATTCGTGTCACCAAAGAGGAAAAGGAAGAAATAATGAATTTTTCTGATAAAAGCGGATATACAATACTTGATTTGATTAAAAAAGGCATTGAAAAAGTAAAAGGGCAAAAAAAATAAAGTGTTGCACCGCTACCAACGAACACAACACTTTAAAACCACCAATCCGAAAGGAATTGATAAATACAATTATATCAGTTTCTTTCGGAAAATTCAAGATTATTTTCGGAGGAAAACAAATGAGTAATGTAGAAATCGTAACAAATATTGACATAGCGTCAGAAATTGCACACGCAACAGTAACAGAAGTTTTAGCGAATATGGATAATGAAAGAATAGGATATGTTCTCATAGGAGTTTTACAGCAATTAGAAACTATTCAGGACAATGTTAATAATTTTGATTTAAAGGGACAGGGCAAGTCTACAAAGGAAGTGGCATAATATTATTGCGTGAGGCATTGTGGGCATATACTCCCACTACGCAATAGATTCTGTTTAGAGCAAATGATAAAATTTTGTAGGAGGTAAAATAATGAGTTATAATAATCCAACTACAAAAGATGACACTCACAATGAGATTAAGGCACCAATGAACACTAAGAATATTTGCGGCGTAGACTGCTATGAGCAGAATGGCGTTGCTTACTTAAGATTGGAAAATGTTGCAAGAGGACTGGGATTTACACAAACCCAAAATAAAAACGGAAAGGAATATATTTCTATTCGTTGGGAAACTATTGACAGATATTTAAAAGACATTGGCTTCCCCAACAAGCTGGGGAAAGACGATTTTATCCCAGAAAACATATTCTACAGACTTGCAATGAAAGCCAAAAATGAAACAGCAGAGAAATTTCAAGCATTAGTGGCTGATGAGATTATTCCGTCAATCCGTAAGAATGGAATATATGCTACTGATAATGTTATTGATGAAATACTGAATAATCCAGACTTTGGAATAGAATTATTAACAAAGTTAAAAAAAGAAAGGCAAGCAAGAGTTGAAGCAGAAAGAAAGAACGCTATCTTAACACACGTCAATAAAACATATACAATGACGGAAATTGCTAAAGAGCTGAACTTAAAATCTGCCATTCAACTCAACAAGTTGCTTGCTGATAGAAAAATTCAGTACAATGTCAATGGAACTTGGGTTCTTTACTCACCATACAGCAGTATGGGATATGAGGAAATTAAACAAGAAATTCTTGACAGCGGTAAAGTAATCTATCATAGACGAATTACCCAACTTGGAAGAGAATTTATACTGCAATTATTCAACAATGTTGCATAAGTTCTCTTGTGGGATATAATAGCTCAAACAGAAAGAAAATTCAATAGCTGTAAGAAATTTACAGCTATAAAAAAATCAGAACAAGTTGAATAGACCTGTTCTAATTAGCACGTATGAGTGAATGTAAATTAACTCATACCAATAATAACAAATAAATAGCAAAATGACAAGGACATTTCACTTAATTGTGAGGTGTCCTTTTTGTGTGCTTGGAAAGTGAGGTTTTACTATGAATTTTATACAATACATAAAGCAAGCGTGGAAAGCTGGCACTAGCGGCGGCACTCCAATAAGCCCAGATAGACTTAATCATATGGAAGATGGCATTAAGAATAATAATAATATGATAAGCGAGCTAAACAATAATATCTTCAATAAACATATAACTAATATTCCAATAGGAAAAAAATTAAGAGTGCATTCAACCAAAGCTCCTGGAAACAGTATTTTTTGGGGAATTGCATTTGTGCAAGGGACATCAAGCATTGCGGCGGCTTGTGCTGTTGTGCAAGGCTACGGCACTGGAAGTTCAGCACGCTACCATATAACGCCAATCTTAAGTTCGTCATATATTTTATGGGAATATGGAAAAGATGGCGATATGGATTTTTTTGTTACTAATAACTGTCCTAATATTGTTAATTTCGCATTCTATGAATTCAATAAAAATGGGTTTGAATTTACTTTACTTGATACTTAAATAAAATAAGTGAAATTGTAATATGTTTGTCCTTGATTTACTTTAATTTCCGTTTTGCTATAAATCTGCAACGCACCAGCAGGTGTTAATTGTCCATATGCTACAAACGCTTCTGGATTATATACTGCAACGGAAAATTTTATTACTTTGCTTGGTCTATAATTTTCGGGCAAAGTGGCAATCGTTGTCCAATTTCCAGCCCTAATTGCTACAGTATTAATTAATTTATCCGGCATTATATTTACCAGTGCTAAAGCAGGTGCGTATGTTATGATAGCATTTTCGCACGTTGTTGTTATATTATTGTTTAGCTCGCTTATCATATTATTATTATTCTTAATGCCATCTTCCATATGATTAAGCTTACTTGGGGTTATTGGAGTAAATATATAGAAAAGAGGTAATTGAATGATAAGTGCTGTGATTATTGAGGGAGTAACATTCCCAGTAGCTTATAATGGCTACACATACAGTAGAAACAAGATATGGTCTAAGAATACAGGAAGAAACGACTATGGAGAAATGGTAGGAACAATTGTGGCTATTAAAGACAAAGTAGAGCTTCAATTACCGCCACTCACAGGAGAACAGGCGTTGTTGCTTGATAATGTGATTAGTGATGAAAATAACCCATTCCCAACAGCACAAGTCTTATTCTTAGGTGGCACACAAAAGGAAATGACAATATACACAGGAGATGTGACATATCCGTATCTCACAAGGGCAAAGAATGAGGACGGACTTATAGTCGGAGCAAAATTAAGTCTGATACAAAAATAAGGAGATTAATTATGAAAATAACAGGAAATGAAGTTTTAGCACATTATGAAGCATTAAGAAACGTAGCACAGCTTAAAATGGGTGGCAAGTTAGCAGTTGTCATTATGTCTGACATTAAGGCATTAGAACCACACTTTAAGGCAGTTGTAGAAACGATAGAAAAGATACGCAAAGAAAATAAGGAAAATAACGATAAGATAAAATCAGAACTTGAAGAACTAGCAGAACAAGAAATAGAAGTATCTGAATACACAAAAGTTGACATAAGTGCATTTGATAGCTGTGAAGCTATTGAGCCAGCACAGATTATTGCACTTAGCTTTATGATTAACGATTAATCAGCAGAAAGGAGCAAACCAATATATGAAAAATATCAATTGGGGTGCGAACTTCAACTTACTGTATGCAAGATATTACAGCAAATATTTAGTTGACGGAAAAGAATACAATCAGACACTTAATGAGTTTAAGTACAGCAATATAATCAATCCAAACAATAGCATTTCCATAGGTAACACTTGCAGTAGCGGTGTTACCTTTTCTATTTTTAAGCCACAAATTACACTTGAAAATAAAGACATAACTATTTTTGAGGGCGTTAAGGGTGATAGTGGAATTGAGTATGTACAGATAGGCATATTTACTGTAACTAAAGAAGAAAGTAACGGCGAATACACCAAGTACACAGCTTATGACAAGATGTACAAAGCGGAAAAAGGTTATTTTTCTGAATTGACTTATCCTAGTACGGACAAGGCTATTTTAGAGGAAATCTGTACAAAGCTAGGCATACAGTTAGCAACTAGCATAACAACCCCACATACAATCCCAGAAAAGCCACAAGGCTATACAATGCGTGAAATTATCGGTTATATGGCTATGCTACAAGGCGGTAATGCGGCTATCAATTCCGACGGAAACCTTGAAATTAAATGGTACAAGGATAGCGGATATGTGCTTGGCGGACATCAATACTATCAACAGGGGGTTACTTTTACTACTAGCAAGGATTTTACGATAAGAAAGCTGATTTGTAATAATACAAAGTCCGGCGATAAGGAAACTAGCACAATCACTAGCGGTAGCGGTGCAACTGGGCTTAGCTTTGCTAACCCATTTATGACGCAGGCAATTCTTGATGAAGTCTATGAAAAGATAGGTGGCTTTCAATTCAGACCGCTTACAGTTAAGTTTGTCGGCGACTGGCGGCTTGAAGTAGGAGATATTATAACTGTTAATAAGGGCGGCATTGATTACAAAGTGCCTATAATGCAGATAACCCACGAATGTGACGGCGGCTTAATGGATACAGTTACATCTATCGGACAATCTGACACGGAGAACAGCAATATAGCTAGCGGTCCGATAACCAAGCAAATGGAACGATACTACGCCGATTTAGTCTTAATCAACAAGGCAGTTATCGAAAATGCTGATATAACTAATGCCAATATTGAGAGCTTAAAAGCACATCAAGCGTATATCGACAAACTAAAGACTAATAAGATTGAAACTGTCACAGCAGATATTGTTAATTTGACAGCAAGTAAAGCTACAATTAATGAAGCTAATATCGCTAAGTTACAAGCAGATTATGCACAGGTAGGCGTGTTAAATGCAGATGTAGCAGACATTAAGACCTTAATGTTTGGTTCAGCGACAGGTAAAAGTTTAACAACAGAATTCGCCAATGCAGTCGTAAGTGTTATTGGCAATGCACAGATTAAGGATGCTATGATTGACAGCATAGCTGCGAGCAAGATTACAGCACTTGACCTTAATACCACCAAATTTAAGGTTCATAGCGAAAATGGAATGTCTTATTGGCAAGATAACACAATTATCATTAAAGATACTGACAGAATAAGAGTTCAAATAGGTAAAGACGCTAATTCAGACTACAATATGTACGTTTGGGATAAAGCTGGCAATCTTATGTTTGATGCCTTAGGACTTACTGAAAAAGGCGTCACAAGGAAAGTTGTTCGTGATGATGTTGTTCAAGATAATGCTAATATCAATGCGAGTAAGCTGGATATTGAAACGCTATTTAACGTTATCAATAACGATAGTACACATACACTTAAGAGCAATAAAATTTATCTGGACAACGAGGGACAGACACTTAATGTCATTATGCAAGCTATAACAAGTGGTGCTGGCAAAGATTATACTCAATGGGGCGGTATGATGAAAGTTGCTAGTGATTTTATCACTAATAAGTTATGGTGGACTGAAAATGTTGACAACGAAAGCATTAAGACCAAGTTTTCTACTGTTAATCAGAAGCTAGATAGCTACGAAATAACGTTATCCGACTTATACCAACAAACGAACGATAATTTTATGGTGTATACAGTTACAGAAACACCTAACAAAGATAATTACCCAGCTATTGATTGGTTCATACCTATTTATCCGTCAGATGATTTATTTCCAAGCGATAATCTTACTTGGACTTATAGCAATGATGAATACGCAAAATATCACGGGGCAATAGCATACAACGAAACAACTCAAAAAACTTGGCGTTGGGCTAAAGATGATAAAGGTAATTGGGGTTGGAAAGAGGTATCTAACACACAATTAGCTTATATGCTTAATCAAAACGCTAGCTTTAAAATAAACTTAGATAGTATATCTACATCATTGTTAAGTGTGCAGCAGAATTTAAAAGATAACTACAGTACAACCACAGTTATGAAGAATGCTATAACGCAGGCTGTAAAAGCAGAAAGCAATAGCATTAAACTTGAAGTGTCTAATGCTTATGCTACAAAGGATAGCTTAAGTAGCTACAGCACAACAACGCAGATGAATGCGGCTATAAGCACAGCAATAAGTAAAGAAAGTTCAGCGATTAAGTTAGAAGTAGCAGGAGCATATGCCACAAAAGATAGCCTTAAAAATTACGCTACAACAGCAAGTCTTAGTGCTTATATCAAGAAAGACCCAAAAAGTGGCGAACTTAAATCCGCAATTGAAGCAATTGCAGATGATATAACGCTTAAGGCTAAGGGAGCTATTAATATTAGCGGTAACAAGAGCGTTAACATTAGTGGTAACGCATTTACTTTAACATCAACTAATACAATTATAAGTGCAACGGGGACAATTACCTGTAGTGATATAATCGGGACCGGGGGTCGCATTGGCAATTGGGATATTACTGATGGAAGCTTAAAAAATGATTACTTAGCACCAGACGGATACTTAAGAAGAACTTACATTCAAAGTTCAAAAAATATTGGTGATTGGATTTTTTCTGTTCAGAAAGGAGCCGTACAAGGAACTTCGCCAAGCACACTAAACTCCCTGTGGCACGTTACTAACGATGGCGAAATGCAGTTCAATGTTGAGAGCGGTAAAGGTATTAAAATGTATGGTTCGGCAGGATTAGAGTTAGAAGTGTTAAGAGACCGCATCGAATTATATTACCAGCCTTACATCAATGGAGAACCGCAAGCTTGGACGAAAATTGAAAAAGGAAAAATTTCTATAGACTCAAAAGGTTGGAATTCTTTTGGTGACTGTGCTCTATCTGTAGTTAACAGCTCAATAAAGACTACAGCATTGTATATAATGCATCAAACAGAAGATGGGTCATACTATCAAAGAGGATGTGTAATTAATAGAAATCCTTTTTCTGGTGATATTATGTTTGATTGGGATGGACGTTATCTTCGCGGATATATAGGGGATAATGTTGTTATCACTTGGGACAACGAAAATAAAAATTGGATATAAGATTAGGGGGTAAAACACAATGTTAGACATCAACTCATCAATTCAGAAGAACGGAACATTATCCGTTCAAAACTCAGACGGAACACTTAAACAGGTAGCTTATCTGTCAGCTACAATCAGCGAAAGCGGCACAGTCAGTATGTCAGCTAGCTTCAATGATTTTGCGGCATACTTGGCGAATGATATAGCACTAGACAGTGAGCTTAAGAGCTTCCTTGATGGTGTTAAAAACACATACAAGGCAACATACAGCACAGAAGATAACACAGTTGGTTCAGATGTAACAGGAACAGTAGAAAGTGAGGTATTTTAATTATGATTAAATGTGGAGATTTTTCAGCGTGGAATGGTGTAGTTGACTGGAACAGAGTTAAGGCGGCAGGACTTACTCACGCTATTCTTAAGGTTATCAGACGTGATTTTGACCCAGATAAGCAGCTTGAAAACAACTGGAAAGGCTGTCAGTTAGCAGGTGTGCATATCTGCGGTGTATACAATTATGTTTACACACCGACAGTAGAAGAAGCGGTTGTAGCGGCTAAAAGAGTATTAGAGGTACTTGACGGACGTAAGGTAACAGTTTGGATGGACGTTGAAGATACTTGTATGCGAAACTTAGGTTCAGAGCTTATTGATATTATCAAGGCTTACAAAGAGGTTATTGAGGGTGCAGGATATGACTTTGGCGTATATACTGGCTTATCATTCTATGGTAGTTACATCAAGCCCTATACAGACCCTAGCGACTTAGATTGTCCGTTCTGGATAGCACGTTACTACTTAGGCTATGATGAAATGCAGTTAAATGATGATGTTAACACAGACAAGACACCTAACATTGACCATTACCTTGCAGGTTGGCAGTACACATCAAGCGGCGTTGTTGACGGAGTAGACGGAGTTTGCGACTTATCAGAATTCTATGGCTTTCATAATGAAGAAGATAATACAGAAGATAACAGCGAAGAAGATAACACAGAGGATAGCACAGATGAACACGTATATGCTACATATGCCGCTTATACAGACCGTTGGTGGGGTGAAGTAGAGGATAGAGAAGATTGGGCTGGTGCAGGTGACAATAAAGCTATCACAGCACTTATTATCAAGGTTAGCAGAGGTTCAGTTAAGTACAGAGTTCACTTAAAGGGCGGTGATTGGCTTCCTTATGTTACTGGCTTTAATTATGACGATTACGATAATGGCTATGCAGGTGACAAGAAGCACGAGATTGACGCAATAGAAATCATTTACTATACGCCAGAGGGTGAGCCTTGGAAGTATGCAAAGTATATGGTATCTGTATTCAATAACCGCAACTTCTATCCAGAACAGATAGACAATGAAACATCAAATGGAATGGACGGATATGCAGGCGTTATGGGTAATGCTATCGACAAGTTCCAGTTGTGCATTGAATAAGCTGCTTGATGTAATTTAGCGTACTTTGTGATATAATAAATTATAATTGCAAAGAAAGGACAGATAAAATGCTGAAAGATACAATAGTACAAAATAACTATATGGAGTTGATAGATACAGTTAATGTATCCGAACGAAACAAAGAAATTGTAAAAAAATACATAGCTGGAATTAAAATGAAAGCTCTAAGCGAAGAATATAATGTATCATACGAAAGAATTAGAGCAATAATCTATAATTATATATGGCATTGTTCTCACTATAAAAAACGTATAAATAAAAAGTAAACAATTTAATTTGTCGAAAATTGTCGAAATAACACGACCGAAAGTATTTGAAATATACTAACGATAAATGTATAATAAACTTGTCTTTGAGAAAAGACCCTTAAACATTTTTCAAGTTCTGGCAGGCGATATTGTTTGATTGGCGTTGGCAATATCGCCGCTACACTTGACACAATAGAACGTGTGTTCTATAATAATCGTATCGCTATCAAACGTGCAAGGGCAAGAGAGGGGAGTGCAGGTTTATGGATAACAGTAATGAGGAAAATTACAAAGATAAGTTAATAGAACTCATAAATAAAATAGAAAATACAGGTACATTAGAGTACCTGTATTCATTCATAGAAAACTTTTTGAAGAGGTGGGGGTAAAACCCTACTTCTTTTCTTTTCGAGATAACATAACATCTATCATATCTAATATCGTTTCTTTATCTCTTTGTTCTAACATAGAAAACTTCCAAAGTAAATCAACATCTTTTTCAGCTTCTTTTGAATTATCCTTACGGATTGGCGAAACATCAAATCCCATTAGCCACGCTTCTGACACGTTCAAAGCCATTCCTAAGACAACTAGCTTTTCTTGGCTAGGTTCAACTTTGCCTGATACATACTGGCTAATATCGGATTTATTCATCTTGATATTGTATTTCTTACAATATGGTAATGATAAATTCAAAATATCAACTTGCTTTAACTTCCGTTCATTCATTAGCTGTTTAAGCCTATCTGATGTATTCTCTTTCATCTTAGTTATCCTCCTTTCTGTTGATAATATACCATTATTTGAACAAAAGTTCAAGATGTAAAACTAAAAAAGTAAAAAATATTGAACTTTTTATTGACATATTAATTTAATAATGCTATTATACAATCAGTTCAAAACATTGAACAAAAAAACGGAGAAAGGAGAAGAATTGGAATGGCTTTTAATTACAGTAAGTTAAGAGGTCGCATAATTGAAAAGTACGGAAGTCAGACGGACTTTGCCAAGGCGTTTGGATGTTCAGACAGGACTTTATCACTTAAAATGACAGGCAAGCGACCTTGGAAACAGATTGAAATTTTAAAAGCAATTAAATTATTAGATTTATCAGAAGATGATATACAGGATTATTTTTTTGCTTTAGAAGTTCAAAATATTTAACTTTCAGAAAGGAATGTTTATGGAGCTACAGATTTTTAGCAATTCAGAGTTTGGAGAAATCCGAACCATTACTAAAGATGATGAACCTATGTTTTGTCTGGCTGATGTATGCAAGGCATTGGAAATATCAAATGTAGGAAATGTTAAGCAGAGGTTATCTGAAAAGGGTATCCATACTGCGGATACCCTTACAAAGGGTGGAATGCAGAAAATGATATTTATTAGCGAGGCTAATCTTTACAAGACAATCTTTCAGAGCCGCAAAGAAAGTGCAGAGAGATTTACAGATTGGGTTACAGGAGAGGTACTTCCGTCAATCAGAAAGACAGGCAGTTATCAGAAAAAGTTATCCCCACAGGAAATGATGAGAATACAGCTAGGTATGTTAGACGATGTGTCAGACAGAGTGTCTAAGCTGGAAAATACAATGAACATTGATTACGGACAGCAGAAAGTACTTAATGACTTAGTATCGGCAAGAGTGATAAAAATTTTAGGCGGTAAAGACAGTAATGCTTACAAGGAAATAAGTAAAAAAGTATTTGCGGAGATTAATCACGATTACAAGGACTATTTCAATGTCAACTCAAGAGCCAACACACCAAGGCTTAAGAATGAGCAGGCAGTTGAGTATGTTAAAAACTGGATGCCAAGCACTAACACAATGATGTTGATAAAAGATTGCAATGCACAGATGAATTTTGAAAACTGATGGTTTGGAGGATTGTTTATGGATAAGGAAATACAGGCAACACCACAGTATAACATATCAGTTGAGGAACTGATAGCAGAAAGAAACAATTTAGAAGTCTCTATTGCAGCATACAAGAAAGCAAAGAGAGACAGCAGGATAGCTGAATATTTATGGATGTTATCAGCAATATTATTTATTGTGTCAATGATATTTCAGCTTATTAATTAGAAAGGAGTTTTAGCAGATTGATATTTATTATTTCTGAAAAAGGCGAGCAGATTAATGAGGCAGAAAAGCTTGAAATCCTGGCACACATTGGCAGAAGAACAAGTTACCTCTTAGGAAGAAATAAACATTGTGAGCCATTAAGGAGCATAGTTACAAGAGATATTTTAGGGCAGTTAAAGCACGAATACGGGTGTGGTTTGAGTGAACTTAAAAAGAAGTACATAGCAGACACTCACGATTTTATCGACTGCTACGAACTGCCTACAATAATGAAAGAGAGATATAAGCTATGATACAGGGTTTTATGTTGGGCGTTGTTGTCGGAATGATACTAGAAACTGTATGTATTGTAGTTACAACATTAAAGATTAAAGCAAAAGAAAGGAAAGAACAATATGAAACAGGTAAACGAGAAAGTAATAACAGTACAGGATTGCATTGATATGTACGAGAAAAAGGATATGTATACAGTTATTGACGGCGGTAAAGTTGTTGGATTTGTAGAAAAGAGAGAGGAGAACTAAAGATGAAAGAGAGAAATAACAATATTACAGTTTTTGGGTTAGTTGCAGAAGAACCAGTTTTCAATCACGAAGCTTTCGGAGAAAAATTCTTTAGAATGATGATTTCAGTTAATAGAGTTAGCGGAACAGTAGATACACTTCCTGTTCTTATATCTGAAAGAATTGCAGATATGAAAGAGTTAAAAGCAGGTGTTTGTGTAATGATTACAGGAAGAATAAGGAGCTACAATGAGCATATAGGTGAAAAAAGCAAGTTAATATTAGCAATCTTTACTGAAAATATAGAGATATATGAAAACGAGGCGGAACCACCTTTTAATAATGATGTAGTCCTTAGAGGTTTTATTTGCAAAGAACCTATATACAGGGTAACGCCACTTGGAAGAGAAATAACAGATGTTCTCATAGCCGTTAACAGAGCATATGGCAAGTCAGACTATATACCTTGCATAACTTGGGGCAGAACAGCTAAGTTTGTAGGTCACTTGCCAGTAGGAACACATATAGAAATGACAGGTAGGTATCAGTCAAGACCTTATACAAAGAAGATAAGCGAAGATGAAATTGAAAACAGAGTAGCTTATGAGGTATCAGTAGGCAGAGTTGAGATTATAGAGGAAGAGGAGAATGCTGATGAATAGTGATATTACAGTTTCGGAATTAGCTAGTATGGCAGCAGACAATGAAAAACGTTGTCAAGTATGGCATCCAGTTCAGGGTGTTATATTTGATGGCACGTTTGATGAACTTGACAGACGGCATTATCTTGCGGATAAGACAGTTGATAACTTCTCAATAGAAGATGATGTATTCATTATGAATATATAAATAAAGAAAGGATATGTTTATGGAAAGAGCAGTTTTAAAAAAGGTAGTTCTTGAAAACTTTATGTGCTATGCACACGCAGAATTTGATTTTTATGCCATTACAAAGATTATGGCTAAGAATGGCAAGGGTAAGTCAACTATTGCAACGGCTTATCTGTGGTGCTTGTTTAACTGTGATTATGAATTAAAGGATAATCCGGTTGTCAGAAGAGAGATTGACGGAGTATCAGTTGATGATATGGACACAAGCGTTGAACTTACACTTGATGTTGACGGAAAAGAAATCACTATGAAGAAAGTACAGGTCCGTACATATAACAAGGATAAGACAGGCTATAAGGATGATAACTCATATTACATTAATGATGTGAGAAAGAATCTTAAGGACTTCAACGCATATCTTGATGTGGATATGAATGTATTTAAGATGTGCAGTAATGTAAATGCTTTTCTTAATCAGAAGCCGGCAGAAATGAGAGAATACTTATTCAGTCTTGTAGGAGATGTTACAGACCTTGATATCGCTTCACAGAAAGCCGAATTAACCGAGTTAGTTCCTTTATTAGATAAATATACAACAGAAGAATTATCAGCTATGAATAAGGCTACAAAGACCAAAATCACAAAGGATTTACCTATCCTTGACGGACAGATTAAGGAAAAGGAAAGAGATATTCAGATTAAGTCTGATATTGATACATCTGACCTTGAACTGCTTAGAAACAGCCTTAAAGAACAGATTGCTGATTGTGTGGCTAAGCAGACTGACAATGACAAACTGTTAGCTGAATATGACAACGCTAGTGCCAATATTCTTGATTTGAAATTTAAGCAGGGAGATTTATCACGCAAGGCTAACAAGGAGAATATCAATGCTAGGCGAGAGATTGAGGACAAGATTTCTGATAAGAAGTTTCTTGTTAGGCAGACAGAAAAAACTATTGATGATTGCGAGAACCAGATTGATAGCGGTAAACATCATTCTGTTGTGCTTAATGAAAGCATTGAAAGTTACAGAAATCTGTATAAGAACACGCACAGCCTTAAATTTGACGAGAGCAATCTTGTTTGTAGCTATTGCGGACAGGAATATCCAGAAGATAAAAAAGAACAGATTAAGGCAGATTTTGAAAGCAAAAAGGCGACAGAAATTGAGAAAATAACAAATCTCGGAAACAATGCGAAGAGTGAATTAGATAAGGAAAATGAGACTATTGCCAGTCTTGAAAATGAACTTGTTGAACATAGAAAGAACCTTGAAATGCTGAATACAGCCATTGCGGACCTTGAAAAACAGTCATCCGAACTTCCACAGGAAATTGATGTATCAGACACAGAAGAATACAAAGCATTGGAACAGCAGATAGCCGAAAAGGAACAGGCTATGCACAAGGCTAATGATATTTCGGCGGTCAAGGCAGAATTAAAGTCACAGGAAACAGCTTTAAGGCAGCAGTTGTCAGAGTGTGAGCGAAAGATAGCTGAAAGCAACACAGAGAAAGACGAACAGCGACTTGAAGAATTAAGGGCAGAACAGCGTACACAGGAACAGAATAAGACCAATGCTGAGAAAATCCTTGATTTGCTTGATGAACTGGATAAGGCAAAGAATGAAACATTATCTGACAGCATTAACAGCCGCTTCTCACTTGTTAAATGGAAGCTGTTTGAACTGAATAAGTCAGGTGGTTACAAGTCGGTTTGTATACCTACAGTTAATGGAAAGTCAATTCTTACTACTATGAGCAACAAAGGCAACAGGATTTTAGGCAGAGTTGATATTTGCAACTCAATTCAGAAGATTAGCGGTATGTCAGTGCCTATTATCTTAGATGATAGTGAGAGCCTTGACAGCACTAATCAGAAGAAAGTTGCTGAAATGGTCGATAGCCAGTTGATTATGCTGATTGTGAATGATAGTGAGAAATTAGAGATTGTGGAGGGATAATATGAAACTCTATTTTTACAAATTGAATACAGATGAAAGGTACAGAAAAGCAGGAATTATAGTACAGGTTTGTGAAGCAGAAGAGAAACCTAAGACATACAAGTCTGCTGATAGAATTTTTCCAAGCTACTCAAGCACAGTAAGAAAAGATAAAGAAGGGCAGATATTGGATTTTGGTTGCTTATTCCTTACAGAACCTAATTTTGAGTATGCTAAGGAGAAATTTAAGGAACGGGCAGAATCAAGGATTGCGCAGGCAAAAGAAAAACTTGAAAGAGAAGAAAAGGAATTAAAGATAATCGAAGAAAGCGAGGAATAATTATGGCAGAGAATACAGCAGTTGCGGAAAAGAAAGAAGCTGAAAGTAGAGAGCTTGTAGCAAAGGATTTTACAGAGGGAATGGTTGTTAAAATTAAGCAGAAAGAGAAATTCGGCTTAACATTCCCTAAAGATTACAACTATACAAATGAGTTTATGTCAGCAATGCTGATATTGCAGGACACAGTAGATATGAACAAAAAGCCTGTATTGCAGAGCTGCACAAGGGCAAGTATCGAAAATGCGCTTGTTGAAATGGTTACAAGCGGCTTATCAATGCAGAAGAAACAGTGTTATCCAGTAGCATATGGTGGAAAGTTACAGTGCCAGAAGTCTGTGTATGGAAACACTTGTATAGCTAGGAGATATGGACTTAAAGACATAACAGCAGAGGTTATTTATGAGGGTGATACATTCGAGTATAAAATTGTTAATGGCAAGAAAAGCATTGTCACTCATAAGCAGGACTTTGAGAATATCGACAATGATAAGGTCAAGGGTGCTTACGCAATAGCCACTATGGATGATGGAAGTATTCTCACAGAGGTTATGAACATCAAACAGATAAAGCAGGCTTGGAAACAGGGATTTGGCTATAAAGAGAATGGCAATGGTGCTCATCAGAAATTTGCTGACCAGATGGCTATGAAAACCGTCAAAAATAGATTGCTTAAATATATCAATAATTCTCATAGTGGTAATGAAAACGAGGATTACGAGGAAATCAGCCACGATGAAATGCTTGAACAGGATGTTGCTTACGATATTGAGCAGAACGCAAACAGCGTTGATTTTGAAGAAAGCGACATTATCGAGTGCACAGCCACAGAAGCAACCGAAAAACAGGCGGAAGATAGCACATTACCGCCATTTATGCAGGCAGAATAGGAGATTAAGTATGAGAGTAGTTTCACAGGACGGAACATTAGATGTTCCATATAATGATTATCAATTATTTGTTAGTGGTGCTAAATATGATGCAAAAGTAGCACGCATATATTGCCAAAGCTCATACGCACCGAGTGTAAAAATTGCTGAATACTCAACCAACGCAAAAGCGCTTAAAGCTATGGAAATGCTTAGAAAAGTGTATGAAAATAATGTGTTTTATCATTGCACAGCCAATTCAAAGCGTTTTGAAGAAGTACAGAGTATTTTGAGTGAGGAACAATTTCAGAAAACTACAACAGAGTACTTTCAGTTTCCGCAGGATGATGAAATCGAGGTGTGAAATGATGAAACTTAAATGTATAGCCACAGGAAGTGCAGGAAATTGCTATCTGCTAACTTCCAACAGCGGAGAAACACTTATCCTTGATTGTGGAATACCGATTAAGGAGATTAAAAAAGGCTTGAATTGGAATGTTAAAGATGTTGTGGGTGTGTTATGCACCCATAAACATCTTGACCACAGCAAGTCATTAGACAATTTTAAAAAAATGTCAATACCGGTATTTGCACCCTACCAGAGAAACTATAACAAGAAGAATTATGGCGGATTCACAATTTATCCGTTTCCACTACAGACATTGGACGGGAATTGGACACATACAGACGCAAATGGCGAACCTTGCCCGATATATGGCTTTCTGATTACTCACCCGGAAACGGGGAGAATGCTTTATATAACCGATTGTGAGGTTATCAAGTGGAAATTTAAGGATGTAAACCACATTCTCTTAGGCGTGAACTATGACAAAGATTTAGTTGATACCGACAATCCAAAAGCTAATCACGTTTTCAGAGGTCATTTATCCATTGATACCGCTTGCGATTTTGTCAAGGCTAACGATTCAGACAGCCTACAGAACGTCATAATGTGCCATTTATCAAGTGAAAATGCTGATAAGGATAGTTTTATCGAACAAATGAAAAAAGTTGCTTATGGGGCGAATGTAGATGTTGCAGAGCGTGGCAAGGAATGGGTTATGAGGAAAGGAGATGAATGTCCGTTTTGATTAGTTGGGATATAGTTACAAAGTTAATGAATTGTTTTCCTAATAGCGTTATAAATCACAACGCAGAGTTTATAGCACATATTAGAAGCAATACATATTTCGGATTAAAAGATTGTGAAAATGAAACAGATGTAAAGTGCAAAATGTTGGAATGGCTATCAAGACCTGCACACAAGACTGAGCCATATAACACTAAACGGAGCAATGACGAATTTCACAGATTTATACTTGGCGGTGTAAATCAGTTTTTGGAAACAGACCTTACCGAGAAAGATATGGAGCAGATTTATACATATCTTGGAAATGGGTGCAATCATGCTAAAACATTGGAATTTATTGAAAGTGGGTATGATATGTCGGTTTTGAAAGATTAAAAATCCTAGTGAGTGTCCGTTTTAGAAAGGAGAATTGAAATGAAGAAATCTGAACCAAAAATGATTTTAAATATATCTCTCAACAGTGAGGAAATTGAAGAAAAGGTCAAGATTGCTATGGACGAATATGTAGAGAAAGTTATTTATAAAAATCTTGATGAAGAGATTACAAAAATTGTTGACAGGAGAATTGAAAAGCTTGTATCTGCTTCGAGCTGGGGTAGTGACAGGAAAATACAGGGGGTTTCTTTTGAGCAGTTTGTGAAAGATAGGACTGAAAAAACTATTGGAGATTTTGTAGAAAAGAATATCAAAGAAATTCTTGCAAAGAGATTTGCTGAAATTATGACAGATAGGAGTTTTGACAATGATTAAAGGCGGAAAGGAGATTATATATGGCTAAGAAAAAGGGACAGGAGTAAGCCCTCTCACTAACAGAATATATTATGGAACGCAAGACACAGAAAAGCATATGTGGATAGGGCAGAAGACAGATATTGCAGATAGTGCAATAGCTTCTGTATTTGAATGGTTTATGGCGAATATGGTGGGAAAAGAAGAATATTCTATCACATATCCAGAGACAGATTTTGAGTTGGTTATGAGGAGGAAAACTGATGATTAAAGGAAGAAAAGTCTACGACCCATTAAATGATACTTGGAGCACAGGCTATTGGGTTGCGGATGATAAAGGGAATTATTACCCAGTGCGGTAGGAAGGAGAGTCGAGAAGTGGAGAAAATGATAACAGTTGATGATTTAATAAAAATTCTTGATACAAAGGAAAATAGATATGGTGTTACAGGAAAACCGAGAATGTTGGATTTATCTCTAAATGGCAATTTTGCCGGCAGTATTGAATCCGTAAAGCTAGATGGTTATGGAGATGGACTTATTACGGACGTGACGATGGAGATTACTTCATCTAAATGCACAACAACCAATGCCGACAGGATAAGGAATATGTCGGATGAAGAGTTAGCAGAGTTTCTTATAACTTTTAAGAACACATTCGGATACGAGGGAGAAGCTAGTTGTATGGAGTGGCTTCAATCAGAAGCGGAATAGAGGAAGTGAGATATAAGATGAAACCTAGTAAAGCAATAGACGGATTAAAAAATCTTAGATTGTTTATGGAATTAGAAGATAAGCAAAATGAAATTAAGTTTGCGGAAGATAATTATGAAGCTATCGCATTAGCGGAAAAAGCACTTGAAAAGCAGATACCTAAGAAACCAATATTTGATTACAACCTTAGTGACACGCTTTCAAAATTTCATTGTGAGTGTGGAAATATAATTAAGGTTAATCACGATGTAGGGATAATGGATGACAACGATGCACCAAACTACTGTAGCGATTGCGGTCAGAAATTGGACTGGTCAGAAGAAAGTGAGGAATAATATGGCAAGAATATTTAGAATTAGTGGCTATTTAGTTTCTAAGCGTGAGAATCCTTTAATTAAAGATGTGTATGATGACATAAGCTATACAGGATATGCCGAAAATTGGCAACAGTTACATATCGAACAGTCGGAAGAATTTAATCTTGATGGCGAAGATAAGCCGAACTGCGACCTTGCGTTACTCACAAGGCATTTTAAGGCAGATAATATCAGTACAGAATTTGACAGACCTTTACCACAGAAAGGCGAGAAATATAAGCATTTTAAGATTGGCAAGATTGTTACTATTATCGGTATTTCAAGACATACAGAAACCGAGGAAATTTCAGTTGTGTATGAATATGAGGGGCATATCTGGAATAGACCTCTTGAAATGTTTATGAGCGAGGTTGACAGAGGAAAATACCCAAACGCAACACAGAAATATAGATTTGAAAAGGTAGAAAGTGAGGAAAAGTAATGAATCGTGTAATTTTATGTGGAAGATTAACAAGAGAACCAGAGGTTAGGTATTCGCAGACAGCAAACGGAAGTATGGCAGTTGCAAGATACACATTAGCTGTTGACAGAGCTCTCAAGAAAGAGGGCGAACAGGCAGCAGACTTTATTAACTGTATCGCATTTGGCAAGAATGGAGAATTTGCAGAGAAGTATTTACACCAGGGAACTAAGATTATCGTTGAGGGTAGATGGCAGACAGGTAACTACACTAACAAGGACGGACAGAAAGTCTACACTAATGATTGTGTTGTTGAAAAACACGAATTTTGTGAAAGCCGCGCTAATCAGCAGAACAACAGTAACAATGGAATTATGGGCGGTAATGCTAGTTCAGACAGCTTTATGTCAATTCCAGATGGTATAGCTGACGAGGGATTACCATTCAATTAAAGAGGTACGAGTATGACAGAAAGTGAAGCAATTAAAAGAATTAAAGAATGCAGAAATACACCAAATTTTCAACCATACATATATATGAATGAAGCATTGAATATGGCAATACAGGCACTTGAAAAGCAGATATCGAGGAAACCAGATTTTACAGAAGATAAGAAATTTGCTTTATGTCCTTGTTGCAATGGTAAGGGCTTACTTGACAAGCAGAAATATTGTGATAATTGCGGTCAGAAGTTAGATTGGAGTGATAGTGATTGAGTTATCAGAACATAGCGAGAGCCAAGGCAATAGAACAGGAAAATAAAAAACGACTATTGAAGCTGAATCCAAAACTGAATGATAAAAGCGGAATATATTTTCTACTCCGAGAAGATGAAAACGGATTTAAGTATGCGTATATCGGACAAGCAGTACATACACTTAGCAGATTGGCAAGTCACCTTGTAGGCTATGAACAGCACATAGACCTTAGTTTGAAACGCCATAAGCTGTACGACAAAGAGAAAAATCCTTATGGTTGGCGAGTTGAATTTCTGAATTTCCCCGAAAGTCAGCTTGACGAAAAGGAGAAGTATTACATCAAGCTATATGCCGATAAGGGTTATCAGCTTAGAAATGTCAGTTTAGGCGGTCAAGGAGAAAATCGTGCTAGTGGTTCAATAGGCGAGAGAAAAGCACCTAAAGGCTATATGCAAGGCATACAGCAAGGCAAAAAGGTGTTAGCAAGGGAATTGTCCTCTATCGCAGAAAAACACCTTAAAATCGAATTGAGAGCGGATAAGGCTAATAACAAGGTATCACAGAAACAGTATGAGAAGTTTATGGGTTTATTGAAAGTGGGTGGCGATAATGTTGATTCCGAAAGTGGAAGCTAAAGAATTTGAAAAATTCGGATTTAAGAAATGTAAGGGCAAATATGGTAAGAGTGGTTGCTATTACCTTTGTGTTGCAAGAGGTGTGAAAATGCTTTTTGTGAGCAATGTGTGTTTTGATGTTAATAATTGGAATGATAACGACCCAAGAATACATAAAGACGCAAATTGCCGATACAGAGACCACAGGACATATCTTGATATTATTTATGAGCTAATCAAAGCAGATATACTTACGAGCGATTGTTTGAAAGCGAGTGATTCAGAATGAATGATTGCAAAGGCTGTAAATACGAAAACAGCACAGATATAGAGGTGCATTTAGAATTTTGTACGAATTGTAAAAGAGCCTATTCCAATGAAGAAGATAGGGAATTTCACGAAGATAAGTATAGAACTATAGACTAAAAATCAAAGAAAGGAATAGGTTGTGCGCACATAAAACCGAGGTTTCCTTTTGGTAGATTTAAAATGCTAGAAAATGGATTGTATAAAATGGATTGCAGGGATGGGCTTAAATTAATAGATGATGGAATGATAGATATTGTAATGACAGATATTCCTTATAATATTTCTCAAAAAAAGTCTATTGATAGAAGTGCGATAGATAGCAAGGCATTAAAGAGAAGCGGAAACAAAAAAGAACTCAATTTCAATTATGGCAAATGGGATTTCTTTGCAGATAATGAGGCGTATTTCAGCTTTATTCAGAGCGTCTTTGTCGAAGTGTATAGAGTTATGAAAGACAGTGCTAGTCTATATATGTGGGTTCCTAAAAGTGAGGTATCTTTTATTGAATATATACTTAAAGATATAGGATTCCATGTTAGAAGTACATTGGTTTGGTGTAAAACCAATCCTTGCCCTCAAATATTTAAGGTTGGATATATGTCTAGCACTGAATTTTGCATTTTTGCTACAAAGTTGCCAGGTGCTAAACATTATTGGAATATCGAGAAAGGACAGAAACAATCTTTTTGGGTAAAACCAATTTGTCAAGGCAATGAGAGGACGGAACACCCGAATCAAAAGCGACTTGATATTGCAGAGGATATGATTACTCAATCTGCAAGAAATGGTGAACTACTTTTGGATCCATTCGCAGGAAGTGGAACTTTTGCAATAGCGGCACATAATTGTGGATTAAAATTTATCGCATTTGAAAATGATGATAAAAATTATAAAATTGCTGAAAGCCGAGTAAAAGCCGAGACATCACAGATGAACTTATTTGACTTTATAGGAGATACAGAATGATAGTACATTGTTTATTTGAACAGTCGGGCACATTCAAGAATGCTTTCAAAAAGTATGGAATTGAAGCCTACGACTATGATATTCAGAATGAATTTAACGAAACTGACTATGTTACCGACCTTTTCAAAGAGATAGAGGGGGGGTACAACGGTGAACCGAGTTTGTTTGATGAAATAAAAACTGATGATTTGATTCTTGCATTTTTCCCTTGCACTTATTTTTCAGACCAAAGCCCTAGGCATTTATGCTGCACAGCTTATCAATATAAGAATTACACTATTGAGCAAAAATGTGAGGTGTCAATGAAAAGACATAGGCAGTTAAGTTTGTTTTATGAGGTACTTAACAAATTTGTTATTGTCTGTCAAAGAAAACATCTAAGGCTGATTATAGAAAATCCATTAAGCACTAGCGGAATGCATTATTTAACACATTTTTGGTGCCTAAAGCCTAATGTCATAGACAAAGACAGGACTTTGAATGGAGATTACTATAAAAAGCCTACACAATATTGGTTCATTGGTTTACAACCTAAAAATAATTTTATTTTTGAACCATTAGAGGCAGTTGATGTTATGAAGCAAAGATATGTTACAAGCGATAATCCATTGGGAGTGGACAGAAAAACAGCAAGGTCAATGATACACCCACAGTACGCAGATAGATTTATCAGGCAATATATTCTTGATAAAGAAATATGGAGAGGCAAATAATGAAAGACGAAACAAAGCAGGAAATACAGATTTTACTTGACCTACTCAAAGGCAGCCTTACAAGAAATAGTGTAAGTATGGCAACGGACAGAGAGGGTAACTTGATGTTCTTTGATACGTCTGCCTATGTTAGAAGCAAAGGCAAGGAATTTGACGGATTCAGAGTTAATATCAACGATTTAGTAAGGTAACAATGTGACAGAACTTGAAGAATAGGAGCAATAATATGGCAATATATAGAAATGTTCAATTATCATTTTGGACTGACAACAAGGTTGAAGATGATTTTACGCCAGAGGACAAGTATTTCTACATATATTTGCTAACAAATCCACAGACAAATATATGTGGGTGTTATGAGGTTAGTTATTCGCAAATGACAAGGCAGACAGGCTATAACAAAGATACTATTATCAGGCTATTAGAAAGGTTTGATAAGGTACACAAGGTTATTAAGTTTGATTCAGAAACTAAAGAAGTGCTGATATTACATTGGTATAAGTATAATTGGAGCAAGTCAGAGAAAGTCTTGGCAGGGGTTTTAGGAGTTGCCAAACATATTAAATCTGATGAATTTAGAAAATATGTTAATGATATGGTTGATTCCATTAAAAATGATACCATATGTATAGGGTATACATACCCTATGGAGACATCTGTTTCTGATACTGATTCTGATACTGTATCTGATTCTGTTTCTGTTAATAATAATATAGTAAATAAAAAGAAAGATAATATAGATAATAATATATATATA